AGGCTGTACTGGTGGTCTAGAAAGAACTAATGAATAGCCATCTGGACCCATTGTGCACGGCACCATATCTACTGTTGCATTAGCTATTTGCAGATGAACGTAATAATCATGCCCAACTTCAAACTTGCACGGCTGAGATGTCATTACAGTCAAGCCATCTACACCAGTAACTTCACCGTCTTGCGTATCAACCACTGTGTTATTGGCTATTAAGATTCTGTCATTACGGATCAGCAATTCTGACTCATCCAATACTTCCACTTCACAAGACATGTACTTGTAGCGAAGCTTATTCCACTCGCGCCACGCTCTTACTTTCGCTTGAGCTTCATTACGAATGCCTGTCGTCGTGATCTTTAAAGGATTCTTAGGCGTGATGTCTTCAGGAATGATGTACTTCACACGTGCATCATCCACATCAGAAGTATATTCAAGCTCTACCCCGTCATAATCTTTCTGCACACCAAACGTATAAGAGCGCTTTTCAGTTAAAGGCACTTTATTTCGGTGATTAAAAAGTAAAACTGAGTTTTCCTGAGGCTGTTCAAACTTGATTCGAGTAAGACTTCCAAACCGGTACGGCTCACAGAATGCAGCACTTGCAACCATACCTGCAATTTCTTCAAAGCTTAGATTGTCATCATCAATGGTGTAATTGAACTCAGACATAACATCTGAGCCAAAATAATCATTAACTTTGGCAATTTCTGCGTTGATTTGTGCAATGTCTACTTCTTCACTTGTTCGACGACCAATGTGCTCATCTAAAGCCAAATTAATGAGTGCCTGACCTGCTGAACGTGTGACCTGTAAAGGCCCTGTGCCATTAAGCGGTAGTTTGCGATTCACTAAACAGTTCAGTTTGCGTTCTTTGATGCTTAGGGCGCCATCGGTAGCAACTGTACGTGAACGAATAACAGTCACATTACCGTAACTATCTTTATCCGACTGTGCAAAAGCATAAACATCTTTAATCTTCACTTCACCACGATAGTTGGAATCTGTCGGCCAATCCATGCAAGCACGAAACCTAAATGATCCAGATTGACCAAAATTAATCGTCATGGTTCTCCCAAATTGTGACGTATGATATTCTCTAAAAAATAAAACACTTTCAAGAATATCTCCAAATTGATCGCCATCTTCATCTAACATTTGATATTGAATTCTGACTCGTGTTTCAGTGGGATCTTGTCTTCCAGATCTTGACTGCCAAAACAAACCTTGCGGCCAAAACAAATTGACGTACATACCCTCAGCATTTTGCATATCAAGATTGAACCAGCCCACCCATTTATTGTTGACTGAATCGAGACGTGGTGTGATATTCTGCCCTTGTGTACTCTGGTTTGGCAATGTTGCGAGTTTATCCCATTCAGGGTTGATCGCACTTGGGTTGATAAGTGCAATGCTGTTCGCTGTCATGCTTGAAATTGTGTAAGTACCACCTAAATTGATTCCGTTTTCATTTTGATTTAAAACAGCGCCTGCACTTATTGTGTAGTCGTCATTCAAAAGCGACCAGTTCGGGTTTATTGAACTTGGATTTGATAACACAATGTCATAATGAAAGCCTGTTGATATCGTAGTTTTGGTGATACCAGATACGATGTATTGGCCTGACAAATCTCGTGATGTAGTTTCTAAGACTGGCGGTGTTCCAGTGTTTGTTACGATATCAACCTGTGCTCCTGTTAGCTGTAAAGCTTTAAATGCATTGGGATTATCAACGTTAATCGTTGATTCAATGATTACATGAAAGTCTTCTGTAACTAAAATAGATCCTGAAAAAGCAACATTTAAGACACCGTATTCAGCATTATAAACAGCAACATTTTCTCCTGAACTAAAATACTGTGAGAAATCTATAGAGTTACTTTTGATGTAATTTGGACTTTCAAACCATATCTGATTTGATTCTATTTGCGTGTCATTTGGTCGCTTTAACGTTTGACCGTTGATAGCAACTGATTTTTTTACCTCTATTGGCAACTCAGTGAATGTTTCACCCACTTGATAAAACGCTTGATTGGCACCAACAATTTGAACATTTGGATTGTATACAGAGACAGACGTACCGGGAATATTTGCAACATCTGTTTCACCATCGCGCATATCTAGAATTTGATAATAACCACGCCCGATACACATCAAACATTCTTCAATCTCGATACCATCTTTATAAATAGTGTATGGTTGCGCAATGAGATCAGGATAAGAGCGAACTCGACCAAAAATATCTGGAATACGTCCATTTAATCTAGCTTGGTTGGAGCGTTGTGCTAGTTCGTTATTTGAAGAGCCTGCAACTGGTGCTTGCGGCTTTGGCATGGTTAAAACCATGTATAGACTATAAGCAGTAGTCGCAGCTACAATCGCATAAAATACCCACATAGCTAATGAGATAGGCTCTGCTGGCTCAATCACTACATAGAAAGTACCTTCCAAGGTCTGTATATGCTCAATCTGTGCATTAATTCTTTTTGGGTGATTAGGAGTAACATCACAGCTTTCAGCAATCTGGTTGTGATAAATCTTTGCGTTTTCAGGCCATACATCAAACTGCTGATAGATATATGCTAAAACATCCTCCACATCAGCTTCTGACCATGTAGAACGATCATAAACATCAGGAACGATGATGACTTTTTTCAAACTCATTTATAAAACCTCGTTTCCCGAAAATTCATGGAAATAATTTCAAGTGGCACGTACTGCACACCACGACCTGTTAAGTGCAAAACCTTGTCGCAATAAAAAAGCCCAACATGTGTCGAGCTTCTTTTGCCATTCGTGAAAAATACAATGCAGGGGGAAATGGGTTCCTTTAACTTTTTGAAGCTACCCTTTCCATTTAAAAATCGCTCTAGGCGCTTTTTAAGGTCACGACCAGTAACATCTTTCCATGCTTCACAAAGAAAATCGTTGCAGGTGTAGTCTTTTGTCCAAATACGATTATGTAAGTGGTCTAGGTTCATATCATGCCCCGCAACAATGGGAAGCGCTCTAAAGAATAGATTTCACCAGTCTTCACGCTATTAAGTTCTGGTGCTTGTGCATCAAAAGTACAGTTGCCAGAGCCATCTTTTGACATTGAAGCGACTTCTAGTGTCTGTAGTGACACCATTGGAGCAGATAAGTCATCATCTCGATAAAGTCGCCACTTTACTGTAGGCCTAACTTTCCAGTTAGAACCCTGTCTAGCAGAAACAACCGATTTAATAAGTTCATCTTCAACATCGCCAATTGTTAGGCTTAACTTCTGGTCGAGGTCATTAGTGACAGTAGAACGCTGAATAGACATGGGTTGATATTCATATTGAACATCAGGGCCTGCCGACTCATGCTTAACTGTCACACCTTCTGTATCGTTTTTGACGAACCGGAAAGGCTCTGTAAAGTCAGGGTGTGAAATCTCTACACACTCTAACGGCACCACACCACTGCTTGAGTTTAAAAAGAAGGATGTATAGTCAGGCATCTAAATACCCTCCATGGCTCTTGGCAGATCGTCGTTTACCAGTTTTTCAAGTGGGTTGACTAACGATGCCAAGTCCTCCCCATCGTTGCCAGTCTCAACAATGATCTTATTAAGTTCAGAGTCTACTATTGGCTTAACGCGTAACTGAGCAGTAACGGTATAAACTGGACCTTGCATACTTGATAGTTGAAAACTGTCTTCAACAAAGTAGCATTCATAAGGCTTAAACTCTGGACCATTTACACGGAGTGAAGCATAAAACCTCTGCCCAGGAGTCTCACACCAAACATTGTAAAATGCATCAAGATATTGAAACCCAACATCAAAGACTTTCCATTGAACATTGACAGTGTGATACCCGTTCTTCACTGCTCTTCGGTAACGTGGCGCTCCTCCGTCTAATTCTTGGGAGATTACTCCACTCTTCAAACTAGCGGAGTAACCCTCTTGTGTTGAGCAATATTTTAATGTGTTCATAATTGCCTCATAAAAAAACCGACCTCATATTGGGTCGGTTTTAAGCTTTAATTGCAGCGATAATTTCGGGTAGTTTCCAAAGTACTATTGGCACAGAGAATAGGATCATAAAGGCAATTATGGTCTGCCATAATCCATGTTTTTCAATACACACTTTCATTAACTCCACTATTGGTTTAAAATGCTCCATATAGATTGTTTTTCTCCTTAATCTTGCTCTGGTTAAGTTGATTTAAAAAACCTCGGTGCGCCAACACTGGGGTTTTTGCTTATTTAGGATTTTAAAATCCCATCTTTTTTAATTCCTCATGCGGTTTTTCCGCATTCAGAAATAGAAAAACCACCCGAAGGCAGCTTCTCTCTTCTATAAGTGTACGTTTAAAAAAAGCCGCCCGTAGGCAGCTCTTTATTTGTTCTCTCTTATACGTCCTACTTCTAACGGCTTTTCTTAAATGCCATTGAAAGTTCTTCTCTTATGCCTGTACTTTTAATTAAGGGTTTTGCTCATCAGCAGGCTTGCCCTGACAAAATTCAACAAGGCTTAAAGTTGAAATATCAGAAACACGGATCTGAATACTTAATGGTCTGCCCGCAGCTGGGAACAATTTTGAGTTTTGAATATATTTTGCATCTTTAAGATACAAAAAATGTTCTTTAAGTGAGTCTGGAAATTTAATTTCCTCACCATCATCTAACTTTTTAATTATCTCTTCTCTCGGCTCTTTGATATGGGAATAAAAGAATTCCTTCCAAAGTGAATTTTCTTCAAGTTCGAAAAATTCTTCTTCACTGATTGCAGTACCAGTAATTACGCTGCCACCAACCCCGACTGTCACATAGAAATCTGGATAATCATCTTCTCTATGTGCATTTTCAGAAATTGCTTTTATCAATAAATTAGTATCATTTCTACTCATTCTTCTTTTCCATAAAGTTTAATTAAGAAGATTAGAATCTATCAAAGAATAAATTTAATAGCCACCGAAGTGGCTACCAATTATTGCCGTCTAGGTGTTGCATTGTAGTTTTGCTTGAATGCCTTGCTGATTCTACTATTAGGGTTTTGAATTCCCTGTAGGAAAACCTTCTCCGCAACTTCCCCAGCAATCTGCCTAATTCGAACATCTAAAGAACCATCATCATTTCTAGTCACGTCAGCCGTTTGGCCTTCTAGAACATAGACATTCACGATTGGTTCCAAGACAGTGGCACTACCATTAGAAGGATTAGAGTTGATAGCGTTGTATTGGTTCATTTCCCTATTGGGCAATGTACCTGTTCTGTTCATGTAATTAAGATTGTCTAGTCCAATCTTTTTGGCTGACTTAGCCTTGATCATGAACTCTTCATCTGAAGCCAAAATCGGGATGCTGTCACTTGTATTAGTTCCAGCTCCACGTATCTGACCACCATTTGCAAAACCTGCTATACCAGCAACTGTCTGAGCCGCAATTAACCCAACATTTGCATAACCCAAACCTGTAATCATCGCTGCATAACTTGTTTTTTGGGCAAGAGTTAATGCAGAAGGATCAGCCATCACTTGTGCAGCAGCCAAATGAGTTGAAACAAGAGCAGACGCAATAGCCATTGTTTGTTGCATCAAGAACATAGACTTGTAGGCAGCAGACTGTTCGCCTGCACTATCTTTAACTAACTGTGTAAAGCCGCCCCAAACATTAGATGCTTGAGATAAAAGGTTGTTGTACATGCCCAATTCAGCTTCATACTGAGTATTTTGCAAGTCTCGGTACTTGCCTGCATATTCCTCTTGAATCTTGAACTTATTCTCTTCATGGATCCTGACAGCATCTTCAATCCGTTTATTGTATTCAAGCTGATCAATTTCTTTCTGCTTGAGCTTCATTTTAGCTTCGTCACCCTTATTAATAAGAGTGGCGTCGTTTTCAGAAAGAGCGTTTCTTTCTCCAAATTGCAAAGAAAGTCCAGCTCTTTGCCCTATTGGTGCTGCTAAAATATCTCGTTCCTGTTTTAGCTCCTGCAATGCCTTTAAATTGGCTTGATCATATGCAGATTGACGTGCAGCCTTTGTGAGATTGATCAACTCCAACTCATGCTGATACTGCTGATCAAGATACTTAATAGCCTCATCACGCTGATTTTTACTTAACTCAATATCATGAGCCGCATTGAACTTCTTGCGATCAAAACTCTCCTTAAGTAATTGCTCTTCAGTCATATTAAACTGTTTATAGTCATCAAGCTTTGTTTTAAGTGCTTGTTGAGCTATGGCAACATCATTGTCAGCACGAGCTTGAAGCTCTGCCTTAATTTCAGCTTTGCGTTCTGAAGTAAAGTTGGCCTTATCAACATCTTCCAACTTCTTAGCAAGATCATTTCTGATCTTTGTCACTTCATTGGCTACATCGTTTTTCAGTTGAAGTCTCAACTTCGCTTGGTCCTGAGCCATCTTAGTAGCATCTTGAAGCAATTTATCAAAGTCTTTAGAAGAAATATCCCCCGCAGCATAGCCATTTACACCAGCAACATAACCTTGAAAGTCTTTCCAGTATTGATTGTTGTATTTACCAATACCTTTACCCTTTTGAACATTACCTTCACCAGCATGATAAGCACGGACAGCCTTTTCCAAATCTCCTTTAAAGAGTTTTAAGAGATATGACATGTATTTGCCAGCACCTTCTGCTGATTGGGCTAGATCATATCGATTCTTAACTCCATACTGCTTTGCTGTACTTTCAAGAAATTGGAACCCACCAGTAGCGCCAGTAGACTTGTTATAAGCCTTAGCATTACCACGTGACTCAATCATATGAAGCGCTGACAATGTGCCGGCTGGCAAATTGTACTTTGATTCAATACTTGCAAATCCATATTTAGCAGCATTTGCCTGAACTTTGGCATTAACTGAAAGTACTTTTAGCTGTTTTTCAAGTTCCTTGGTTTGCTTTCTGGTAGACTCAGCAATACTTTCTTGTAAGTCCTTGGCTTCCTTCTGCTTCTTATACCAAGCCTCAAAAATTGCATATTCCTGACCAGTTAAACTTCTAGTCATCGGAATTTTATTGTCGGTATAAAACTCTAATGCCGCACGCGCCTTATCAAGACCCTTTTCACCACCACCAAATGCCTTAGTGTTTTTTATAAGAAAATCATTTTTCAGAATATCTTTGTTGGCGTTGTCTCGTAACTTATTTAACTTTTCTTGAGCAGCGACTTGGTTGTTTAATTCATTTGTTTCTCCTTGTTGAGCAGCAAGTACAGTTTGATGTTGCTTTAGATACTCATTACGCAAGTCATTCTGTTTCTTTAGCTCTGCATTAGCCTGATTCAACGCAATTTTAGACTGATCCGTTTTAGTAGCATAATCCTGTAACCCCTTGATATTTTCAGCAGGAACTTTGGCAGTACTGTTGAACTTGTCCACAGCATCAGTTGCTGAAATTTGATTTAAAGAATATGCCTGGATTACCTTATTCAACGATTTAACTTGTTCTTCGCTACCACCATTTAACCGAATGAATTCTACTTGTGCCCGTAATGAATCAAGCATTTGTGTTTTCATGTCAGTGAAGTTTTGAGTAGCTACTTTTGTTAAATTTGTTTGAATTGTTAATTGCTTAATTGATTCGGCCGTTACATCAACATGTTGTCCAGAAGTAGCATTTAAGAGTTTTAGAGCAGTATTACCCTGCTCAATCTTATTTTTTGATTCTGCTACTGCACTAGAGAACTCAATGAGTTTATCAATTTGATTCTGACTAAAACGACCAGATGAAATCATCTTTTTTAAGAGATCACCTGCATCGCTTGCACCTGTAGCAATAGACTTAATGGCATTTTGATAATCCTCATAATCATTGCCAGATAATTTAAATAATTCCTTTTGGATATAAGCAAAACGTTTGATAGCTCCACTAGCATCATCAATTGCATCATTTTGCTGCTCAATCTCTTTGCGTAACCGCACACCCTCTGTTAATGCTTGCACAGTATTTAACTTTATGTACTTATCTGTTAAATCACTAACCGAGTCAGATTGTGTTGCAAGGGACTCTTTGACTTCATCCGAACTGCTGCTTAGTAAATAGAAAGATGCGGCTGTTGCTGCAATTGCTAAACCCATTGGGCTAAAAATCGCCATAAGCGCTGACTTTGCCAAAGCTAAACGACTTGTAGCAACAGATTGCGCTGTTAAGGCTGCTGATAATCTTGCAGATGATGCTGATTGAGCTGTTTCTGCGGCAGCAACCTCTAACGCAACTTGAGCTTGTAATCGTCCAAGCTGAGCCATTCGTGTGATGGTAGCCGTGCGACCTTGTTCAGTGATTTGGGCTTTTAAACGAACTTTTTCGAGTTCTATTTCTGCCATGATCTGAGCATGAGTAGCTTTGATGTTCGTTAGTGTCACCTGCGTACTTTGTGCTTCGGCAAGCGCAGATTCCACTTCAGCTTTTGCTGCTGCAATATTTGCATTACGTTCAGCAATATTAGCAATTACCTGTTGAGCTGAAGCAGCAATGCTCGCTTTTACAGCAACAGTTTTTGTTAAAACTGCTTTCGTCATTAAGCCAATACCCATTGCAAAAGCACTATTTGCAATTAAATCCAGATTATTTGCTAGAACCTGAATAGATCCTGATAATGCTTGAGCTGCTCCGCTTCCTTTACCAGCCTCTCCTACAAATTTAGTAATTTCATTATTAAGTAAAGTTAAAGATTGACCAATTGTAATGTCAGTTTTAGCAAAAAGAGCATCAACTTCATCTTGGACATTTCTAAGTGCTTTAACGATTTCCTGTGAAGTGATTTTTCCTTCAGCAGCCACTGAACGTAATTCACCTACAGTAATACCCATACCTTTAGCAATAGCCTTTGCTAGAGCTGGTGTTTGTTCCATTACAGAGTTCAGTTCTTCGCCACGCAAAGTGCCACTAGCCAAAGCCTGCCCGAACTGTACTAAAGCAGCATCTGCGGCTTGTGCACTTGCACCACTAATTGCTACTGCTTTTGACACTGTTTCAGTCAAACGAGCAGTGTCATCCATTGTGAGGTTTAAAGTTTTGGCATTATCACTAAAACGCTGGTAGACCTGTAGAACAGAATCCCATGCTGAATAGGTTTTTTGAGCAATTCGGAAAGTGTCTTCCGTTGCTTTATTTAGTTCAACTTGATTATTAGTAACGAGCTTTAGACGGTTTTGAAGACCTGTATATGTGTCCATCTTAGAGATTGCTGCACTCACAGTAACCAATCCAGCCATATATCCAGCAAGTTGACGCGTAGCGACAGACAAACCATCCATCGACTTAGTAGCAAAGTCACCTTTACGCTCAATGCTATCCAGTTCATTGCCTAGATTACGCGCATTTCGCTCTGCATTTTTAGCATCAATAACAATGACGAGACGTGATTCTTGTGCCATTTTTTACTTTCCTCTAGGCAATAAAAAACCGACCATTTATAGGTCGGCTTAAATATTTAGTTTCATTACATTTTCCAGATATATGTACATATTATCAAAGTGATAAGGATTGCAATAAAGCGCCATGCTTTCATTTCAATACCTCAATCAACTTAGAAGTTGCTGTCAATATTGGTGCTGCTTGCCAAATCAAAATTCCAATTAAAAATACAAAAGCCATGATGTAAGTCCACACCCTTAATACTTTGCTGTTTGAAAGTTTGTTCATCACTTTATCAACCTGTAAATTTAGGTTAAAATTCATCTATGTTCTGATCCTCAAGTCTGGTTTGTGGGTTAGAAACAAAAACCCCAAGAGCTGTGAACTCTCGGGGTTTTGTTTTGGGCAATAAAAAACCCTGCATTTGCAGGGTTCATTTACGAGTTAAAACTATAATTCTTTAGCGCATTTAAGTGATGCAGCTTTTAAGTCACTATCTTTCTTGTAAACCATATCTATATTAAACGCAGATAAAGTAGTTTTTGCTTCTAAAACATTTTGATTAAGAGAAATAACTTTTAAGATCAATCCATTTTGAGCATAAAGTTGCCCATTTGAGTGCTTAAGTTTATTTAGGTTGACGTGTCCACTTGTATCTTCACAAAGAATGCCATTTCCATCCTCATTCAACTTAATTGTAGAAAGCCCTGGTCCCACAGATGTTGTCCATATACCCGTAGCCTGCGGCTTGGTTGGTTCAATGTCGCTGAATTTATTATTCATCATTTGAGTTACTGGTGTGACACAGCCACTCAATAAAATTGCAAGGCTTAATAAAATAATCTTTTTCATGACTCTAACCATTATTAATATGGCTAAAATTTAACATTGAAGGTTAAAAAAAACCACCTATAAAGGCGGCTTAAGCTTAAGCATCTTAACTCCAAATGTCCGGAATTCGGGCTTTAGATTAGCCTCAACAATTTTTAATCATCTCTATTAAAAGTTATAAATGATCTTCCTTCATTATTAACTATTGCAAAGTCAAAAGCCTTTGATACTGTCCCATTATGCTTTGATACATATTCGAATAATTCTATTAAACAATCTCTTAATGCCAGAAAATCAATACTCTCCTTTTGGAGTAGAGAATTTATTTCATCTTCATAACTACTTACATCAACATCCTTTACAAGAATGGTGCATGTATTTTTATCGACTATGGATGTTCTGCAATTTTTGGCTTGAGTTACTACAGCCATTGTACCTTTACTAGTTAAATATATAGATGCAAAATTAGTAGTATTAATCCAATGTTGATGATAGGCATTAGTGTTTAAAGTATTCCTCAAAGCATCTTCTATTTCGCCATATGTCCAGACATTATCTGAAGCTGCTGCGTTTTTTACAGATGTTAAAAGAGGGACATAGCCACTCCCCGTGATATATCCACCATTCCAATCTATAATTTTATTTTCAGTATCCGAAATAACCTCAAATGTGTTTTCATCATGGAAGTAAGTTGATCTTTTGTCAGCAGCTATAATTGCATTTTCTTCATGGTTAATAATTACAAGCATCGTCATATTATTTAAATCTCACCTTGATTAAGGTCTTTTAATTAGACAGTAGCTCTGCCTGTTTTGCATATGTCAAGTTAACGTAAAGATCACTTCCCTCGACTGGATAAAACTCAAGCCCCAAGCTCGAAGCTAATTCTTCTGCCAAATCGCCAATTTTACCAAGTTGATCTAATGCGCCATTTTCAGTGTAAATATTCTCATAAACATCAATTAAAAGTTGATTTAATTTAATCACGAACTCTCCTAGTTCATGTTCTCTTACCCTGTCACTAATTTGAATATCTTCTTTAGTAAAGATATCTCCAAGATAGTAAGAAGCGTATTTGAAAAAGTTGTAAATTAGAATAAATGTTTCATTGAACAACACTCTATATCTTTGCTCATCTGAAATATTTATTAAGTACTGCTTAAAGATTGTACCGATTTTCTTTTTTAAAGAATTCATTATATTGATAATGATATTTTCAAAATTATTAAGTTGATCAGCACCAACTCTATTAGCCTCACTGCAAACCAAGAACTCATCCCAACATATTCTAGATATGGCATTACGCATAGCTTCTAGTGAGTTGTCGTAGCTTTCTTTTATTGCAAAATCTCTATAGAAATCGTAAAGAAATACATTATTTCTAACATGGCACATTTCGTGGAAAAGTATATAAGCAAACTGGTTTAATACTTCACTTCTCTTTTCCTTGGTAGTTTTGTCTTTATATTCTTCAAGGAGATGCTCCAGTTGTAAATAATGACAATTAATAACTATATAATTATGTCCAAATTCGCCATTTATCTTATCAACGGTCATTGCCACTCCAACGCCTTCGTCATTGGATGGAGCTAATCGATCATCTAAACTTCTAAGTTTTTCCGCATAGAGTTCATTAGTAAGACAAAAACTAATACCTTCTAAACCAGATACATCAGTTATTTCTGAGAATTGTAGTATTAGCCTATTAAAGATAGATACTAATTGATCACGGACTGAACTATTGTCAAATCCAATCAACTCCATCTTTAGGCCTTCTTTTAAAGTACTTTTTCTGTCAGACATTCTTTACTCAAGTAATAGTTTTAGATTTTAAGAAATAATTTAACAATGAAAAGCCACTATAGATAGTAGCTTTCCATCAACTGAGTGACTTTGAGGTACTCAGTCCTAATTAGTATTACGTAGCAAAATAATCTGTTAGATTAATTCCATATACTGCTTTCCATGCGTCCTTATGGTAAATCTTTACAGATCCATAATTAGCATCAGCAATGTCTTTAATCTTTTTGCCATGGGCTAAGCACCATTTCTTAAGTTCACGCCAGTTGTACTTGCCACCTGCGACCTTTTCAACCGCCTTCACCGAAGCATAGTTCTTAGATTCACCAATCTGCTCTTTCAATTTCTCAGCTTGTCGGCTCTTAACAGAAGCAGTTGCCATTGCTGTGGCTGTTTTCTTGTCGCTTATCTCGGCTTTTGTGGCAATTGCGTGGTCGCGCTCTTTGAATGCAACTTGTTTTGCTTCATATTGATCAGCCCAAGCACGAGCAGCTTCGGCAGGATCAAAGAAGTTAGGCAAATTGATTAATTCGTTTGCTAAACTGCCTTTTGAGGCTTCCTTCTTATTGAAGTAGCAATCTTCTAATTGCTCAAATACTTCCCATGCTTGCTCGGTATCAAGAATCTTAGCGTGACGAGCTGCACCACGTTCAGTCCATAGGATAAGGGATCGAACCTTGTTTGAAATTGTAGGAGAATTTGTGAGTATCTTTAAGCTACTCACAAAATCCTTTAATTCCTGTCCAGTTATTTTAAAGAAGTGTTTGCCTTCCACAAAACGATCCTTGTTTCGATCATAGTTTTGACGAATACGAACACTATCTGTGCTGTAAAGCTCTGCCAATTGTTCCGTCATCACAACAGGCATAGATTTATATTCAATAATAGCTGTCTGCTTATTACCTACTTCCACCAGTTGATTAACTGCTGCATTCATGACATTAGCCCTCCATTCCCTTTAGAGATTTTGTTCTTATTACTTGCATCAAGAAGTGAGTCAGCGAACCCTTGCATATGGCTTATAGCTAAAACTTGTTCGCTAAGCGATTGTATTAACCAGCCAACATCATTAAATGTTCCTAACGGTATTTCTTCATTTGCGTTGGCAAGCAACACACCAATAGCACTTAATCCCTTTAAAACTGGAAGGTTTGCATTTTCCGCAGCACGCCCTACAGATTTTAGAAAATTTTCTTCATCTGCCGAAACAGAACCGTTTTGATCTGTTACCTTCTCAAGAATCTCAATAGGAATGGTTGGCAGTAGATCGGTAATATCTAGAACCTTGTCTTTATCAAATTCGAATGGTATATTTAACATAGTTCATATCTCACTGTTATGACTTCAATTAAGCCCTGTCCGCCAAGATCACGGGCTTTTTTGTTGTCTGTTAATTTCATGCTTTCGCATCCTGTTGTTTCTCTCTTTTTTCCAACCACTCTTCAACCAAAAGAATTAGTTGAGCGGTTTGCGATCTACGCTCCTTCTGAATTTCAGCTTTAAAGCGCACCAAAATATTTTCAGGCATTCTAAAGTTCACCTGTGCTTCACTTCTCGTCATATCAACCTCTTCTTAAATGTTAGCAATATCTAACAATTGCTAACATAGCAAAGAAATTAAACTTATGTCAACATGTTTTGCTAACAAGTGCTAACAATTTACTAGGCCTTAAAATGTCTGATGATGTTCAATTTAACTTACGCATTCCCTCTGAACTAAAGCAGCGGATAGTTGATGCCGCAAAGAAGAATAGTAGATCTATCAATGCTGAAGCTCAGCTTCGTCTCGAGCGTACTTTTGAACTTGATGATTTGCCAGAACCTAGCAATCCACAAAATATAACCGACCCTAAAAAACTAGAAGAATGGGCAAAATCAATTTTGAAAGAACTTTTAAAATTAAAAGAGTTAAATGAAAGACTTGAGCGTCTTGAGAGTGATGTAAGTTCTCTTGAAGCTAATTCTTATGATATTGAAAATAGAATAAATGATTTAGATGGTCGCGGATTTTTACCATAATCCCCCCATTTCCCATTATATTAAAAGCACCTCACGGTACTTTTGGCGCAATAAAAAACCACCCGAAGGTGGTTTCTATCAAATAAAACTAACTAAGCTATTTCACAATTGGTTTGATGCCATGAATGGTTATTTCCATATGAAAAACTAATTTCACTTGGTACTAAAGTTCGTTCCTGGTGATTTAATGACTCAATCATATTTCTTAGTTTGCCATCACCTTGAACATGCTCTTTATATAATGCACGAAGTAATAGCTCAGTAGGTTTACCAATTAAACCGCGATCAGCTTCCCAATGTCTAATACTAGTCTCACTGACTCCTAAAAGCCCAGCAAGATTTTTCTGTGACAAGTTTAGTTCTTTTCGTAAAAAACGAATTTCCTCACCATTCAAGTCAGGCTTTTGCGTAATTAAGAACAACCCAATGGCATTATGAAGCTCATGAACAGATTCAATAGATACGAGTTCACCATAGTCTTCATCATTTTCAATTGTAAATCCATTGCGCAGCCAAATATTGCTCAGACCGCATTCTTCATAGTGATACATAATTTAGCCTACTCTCTAAATGTAGTGACTACTACTGAGAATTCACCGTTCTCGCTCTGCTTGATTGCAACAGCTGTTGTTATGTATTCGCCTGCAGTGCGAACAGAAACATTTAACTGGCAATCACCACGAGTATTTGGGTACGGCCCCTCAGTAATATCTCCATGCTCAAAACAGCAAATAATTTGCTTCATAGAGATACAGCGTTCTTTCATTCTTTCTTTTGCATGTGCAGTTAACTTGATTTTGCTAGTATCTCTAGCAAATGCTCTAAGTTTTTGTTTAGCTTCAGTTAATGTTAAACACATACAAGCAAACACCAAGGTTCTTGGAAAGAGTAAAAGAATGCTGAACCGTCAAATATTGACGGTAAGGTGATTATTCATCATTTGATAATCACGCGCAATACCTTAAAGGTAATTTTCTGTCAATCCAGATCAAGTATTTTGTAACATCAAGTGCGCTATATCACGTCGCAAAGTCTAAGATATGTACCGAAAGTCAGCATTTAAGTCTTCGTCGCTCGTTGCGTCGCCTTCTTATGAGCTTCATCCAAGAACATATCGTCAAGCGTAAAGATACAGTCATTAAAGATGTAACGCTCAACTGGTAAATCATATTGCTCAACATAAGCATTAATTGCGGAAATATCTAACGCCAGAGGAACACCTTGTTCATAGCGTCTAGATCGTGCAATGGTGTTATATGCAGACAGGATGGCATTAGCTACATAAGAATATTCAGGCGCATCAGGAAGCTTTACGCCGAGTGCTTCTCTTTGCTTTTTTTCGTGGTCCGTGAGCCCTGCGTACTTGTTCGCAAAGGTGTAGAGGGTTGTGACTTTCCCACAACATCATCTCGATATTGGTTCGCTTCTGATTGAATCTTTTCTGATTCAGTTCGAATAAAGGACCAGAGAGAAACCCCTAAATCGCCCATGTTAAGCAATTTCGTAGCGTTCTCTGCATTGTATGCAGGTTCGGACTTTAACTGTTCGCCATTAGGACCTTCTTCGACAAATACAACACCCTTCCAGTCTTCAATTAAATGGCATGCAACTGCTTCCAATAGTAATTCATGAAAGAGTTTGTCATCGGGTGAAGCTTTAGCAACATCAAATCCTTTAGCTGTGATTTGGTTATTCGCACGTTCTAAAGCTACTTGATAAGGCTTATATCCAATGCCTCGGATTTTGAACTCAGCAAGCACATTACCTTCTTTGTCTTTATATTCGCGCCACAAACTAACGTCTTTATTTCTTTGAATATTGACTTCAAGAGCCATGTTATATCTCCAAATAAGAAGGCAGCAATAAAGCTGCCAAATCAGTATTAAGGTGTAACTGGTGGTGTTACAGGCGCAATCACACGAGTAATAACTGGCGATACGCGAATATGGTTGTAGTTGATGTCGATTGTGATAGTGTCTTCACCACCACCATCAGGGTGATTAGCTTCAGCCACTTCTAATTGTGGGAACTGGAATGCATAACCATTACCTGCATCATCTTCAATAGAGAACTCTAGAGGCATAGTGTCACGGGTTTTAATGAAGTCGATATAGGCTGCTGATTGCGCCGAGAACATGTATTGAGTGTTAACAGTCACATCTACGATCTTTTCTAGATAAGTCGTTGCAGTGAGCTTTTTAGAGCCAATACAACGGATTGCTTCCATATTGTTGTTAATTGTCAGTTCAAGAGACTGCATACAAGCAGTGCCCACCACTGTTTCACCATTAACTTTAAGATCACCGACATTAAGAGCCGAAACAAGGACTAATTCAGGGACTGGTAAAGGCGAAATAACAGGGTTTGTAGTAGTGCGCTCAAACAGAGTGCCCATCAAGCCAAATGTAGCTGTGATTTTGCCAGTAGTGGCAATAGACATCGTAGCTTCATTTATGCGTACACCACGGTAAATAAATACCTGGTTAATATCTTCAAAAACTTTGACGAAGGTAAATGTCTTTCGCACATTACCGCCAAAGTTAAGAACATCACTGGCCCAGTTATTCATTGCAACTGCTGACCAGAAGTCATCAAATAACCCAATTGACAACTCAACTTCTAATGAGCCTGTGATTTCTGCTTCAGTTGCGAAACCACCTTGACGGAAACGGGTATCAGCCACACTGCTTGATGCTTCAGTAGTAACGTTTTCTGTTAAACCATCAGTCACACGACGAACAGTTTTCCAAACAGGTGTGGTTGGTAAAACTTCTGGGGTTTGCTCTTCAGCATAATATAATTTAATACGTGCACCAGAACTCATCTAAGTTCTCCTTAATTTTCGGGCATTAAAAAGCCCTCGAATTGAGGGCGTTGTTTGGTTGTGTTCTCAGGCATTTAACGGCTTGCCTTGAATACCTTTGCAAAGTTTCAAAATACTTTCTGCATGAAGGGTTATATGCTTATGTTCTGGCCTAGTTCGCTCAATATCGATACCAATTAGAATTGCAGCCTGAATGTTTTTCTGCCAATTACCTGTATCCATAACAGGCTCAATTGAGCAAAAAATGTAGCTATCATCACCAATATTAATATCGGCATAATTATCTTCGTCCGTGGATGGACGGCATTCAGCAACAATGTATGCGATTTCCATTATTTGGCATCCTTAAAGTCAAGTTGTGGCTGAAGCTGATTTTCCAATTCCTTAATTTCAGTCTCTAGCGGTTCTTTTTCCCATCGCCACTGGCCCATTGCGCTTGCACATCCACTGATTTGTGCTTTTCTGCCTTGATGGTAATTAGTTAGAGAGTTATATCTGGCCCATTTTGATTGGAAAACTTGGCTGAGTTGGTTAGCCATCCTGTTAAAGGCATTAATAAATTCGATTTTAGTTTTCATGGCCTTTTCGCCAGTGAAACCCATAACAAGTAACATAAACCCATCTTTTGAAATTCTAAAGAATGGTGTTTTACGTTCTGTGTTTCCTATCTTTTTGTTTTCAAAGGTTAATCCAAAATTGGATTTAGCAAATTCTTCACCACATTGCTTAATGATTTTCTTAATATCCCGCATTACATGGCTGTGTGTCTTATTAAAGGCTTCAGCAACGGCATAACTTGTTGTTCTTGGCTCACCGTTATCATTGGTAACCAATGCTCGTAAATTCAATGTTGTCATCATGTTCATAAGATTTCCTCTTACTCGCTCATGTTCAAAGAAAAGAACTGGCAGGCACACTGAACATGAAAAGTGTGCTTTTCGGGGATCAACCTAGCCAGTGGTTGCCTGAATTTCAGGCATAAAAAAACCTGCCGCTATGGACAGGTTTGTTTAAAAGTTAAATTCGTTAATTGACGCGGTAATTTATTGAAATGTTGTACTGAATGAAGTCACCATTACTGCCGAGGTTCTGCACTTGACCTTGTAATACTTCTAACTGACCGCTCTTAAAGTATTCAAAATGGCCTAACCAAGCATCTGCAAGTTTTGTAATTGCTACTTCGTGAGTATTTAAACGAGCCATGCAGTTGATTGAGATAACCCCTGTTCGTCTTGTGCATGGTGTATCACCCACACCAGCAATGATAGAACTGCCCCATAGAATATTTAAGTCACACCAAAGTCCATCTACAGGAATACTAATCAATGGGCCATTAGGGTATTGAATACGTTCTTGCTCAATTCCAGTAAATGCCATTGCTCTAGTGATAATGGCTTGTCTTGCTTGATCTAAAGTCATTGCCATTTTAACCACCGTATTTCTGAGCAATATAGTTAAAGGTTGTGGAATAAACACCTTGAGGGGCTTGCTGCGAAAAACCTCCCACGCTTTTAATCACGTATTTTTTGGCCTTTTTGTCGTAGGAACCCTTTTTGACTGGATTTGGATATTGACCAAACTCAATAGCAGTTGCATAAGGCGCATTCGTTTGGATGTATACAGTAGAGTAAGGAACTAGACGGGATAAAGCGCTTGTTCCTTTGCTAATGGTTGAGCCACCACCTTTATCTTTCTCTGCTTCATTAAATGATTGGTCAGTCTGGTTTATGCTGACTCTGTGTGACGCCCTAAATGCCCCTGTATCAACTGGACTTTGGAGAACAACACCTTGTAATGCATCAATGACAATATCTTTTTGCTTTTTAGTAAGGTCGGCTTCAATTGTTTTAGTGAAGGCACTCGGTTTGCTTGTCCAGCCCATGGCATTACACCTTTCTTAACTGACAGGTCCACACACTTGATGATGGGTCCTGACCATAGCTCACAACCCGATAATTACCACCTTCAATCACCCAAATATCATTAACATCTGGCTCGACTAAAGTCCCTGCTGCATCTTTTACTTCATTTTGCAGAAGCACGGATTTAGAGTCTGTTGCTCGGTAATCGATAGGCTTCACTAAATCTTTTGCCCAACTCCCAAATAAGACACCACGACCACTATATACATATTCGGTATACGTATCTTCACCAGTAGCGGGATTGGAGCTAACAAGTTTTTTTCGAGTACATGTGAAAGTATCTACAGCGTCTGCCAAATCGGCGTTTAATGCTTCGGCAATATCTGCTTGGAGTTCATCACGTAAACCCATATCAATTTCTCACTAAAGGAATGGTGAAGAACTTATGCTTCGGCAAATTCTCAGCCCCAATAAGTGCTAAAGCAATCTGTTCAAAACTTGATAATGAAAAACTTCCATCTTGATATTCTTTTTCAGACTCTACTGTATCGGCTTTTACTTTTTTGCGTTTAAGCTCTTGTTCCTTGCCACTGTAAATCTCGCCTGCCTGAACGCCTTTAATAATTTCACATGCAGCAAGCTTAAGATTTTCTGTGACTGGATCAGGTACAAACCCAATCTCATTTTTCATCCAGGTATTAGCCAATAAAACCAAACGAGCTTTATCACCATCTGGTGCAAAGTCAGCTCCTAAGATTGTTTCTGCATCTGTAATGGTGATAAAAGTCATGACTTATTCCTTTGGCTGAGCAGAAGATCGAGTATTGCGTTTTTCGGCTTGCTCTTCTTCAGGTTTAAATACCGCATCAATGATCTTATAACCCTGCCCTCGAAGCTCGGCTTTTCGCTCTGGACTAACTGGATGAGGCTCGTAAATTACTTTCTGTTCTTTTGACATTTTTAACTCCAAAAAATAAAGCAGCCCGAAGGCTGCCTATTAATTATTGTGCTGCGTCTGCAATGGTAATTACACCAGCAGTGTGCTTAATGCTTGTAGCAGTTTTATCCCAGTTAGTGCCTGTTGCTAATTCAGCATCACTTGGAGATTTGCCACCATTTGCCTCATCCCATGTGTAGCCTTTAAGACCAACACCAAATGAGTAATCAACCTGTAAAGTCGTTTCAATACGATCTTTACCGTTGGTAGTTTCAATGTTTGATACAACATCACCACCGTCTGACACGATAGCTGCCGCATCCGTCAAAGAAAGCACTTTAAGCTGGTTTGGAGTTCCTGCTGTATATAATGCAGGAGCATCAGTTACTACAACCAACTTGCCAAGAATATCAATTACACGCACATTGCCTGATTGAAACAACTGTTGTGCATTGCTCAAGTTCTTTTCGATGAGCTTGTGATATGCAGTGCCATTCATAACATCAGTGATGATATTTCCAGAATGGTCTCCAAACTTAGCATGAGCGCCATTCATAGCACTATAAGTAAGTCCAGCAGTTGCAGACACATCATTTGTTGCATCTGGTTGGTTTGAAATTGCCGCCACAAGAGCCGCAATTGCTGTGTTGAGCTGGTCTTTGAGCATTAAACTTGCAAAAGTACGAGATGCAACTTCAATACCTTGTGCTGTTGGACGCTGTAACCACGTCATTTGAGAAGGCTCATAGCGAACTGGGCCAATACCACCTGCAACTTTTACGCTTGAGTGCTTAATCTCAGACAAATCTGTGATAGGTGCTGTACCATTTGCAGCATATCGGTCTACACGACGTTGAGCACCATCAAGTGACGCAAAGAATGACTCTTGTAAGAAGTCGCCAGTAAATCCATCTGTGGTTAAACGAATCGCGCCACCAGATGCAGCGTTAAATTTCTGCACCATTTGGGCAAGAGTTTCAATTGTGGCAGGCATAATGTATTCATTGAAAACCTGCATTTGAGATAAAGACATAATTTCTCCAATTACTTATCTAAATTAAATTTTGCTGCAATAGCGGCTTGGCGTTCTTGGATTGTTCCACCCATATTGCCGACATTACTGTTATTTCCCCCGCCACCTTGACCACCGTATCCACCACCAGTGCTTTGATTGCCTTTAAGAATTGAGTCTTTATGTTGGTATCCTCCAACTAATATTTCTAAAGCCTCATCAAAGTCGGCAACTTCACCATGTTTGGTTCGTGAATAGATCTTTTGACCATCAACGCCATAAGCCACAACCTTCCCATCTTCAATTTTGAAGTTGTTGCCAAATGTCGCTTGAATCATGTCAGCAGGTACTGCAATTTTTTCTTGAATGAACTTTGAACGAGCAAAACCACCACCGATCAGCTCTTTATGTAGTTGAGCCTGGACTGAATCACGCTCTTGAGTAAGTTGCTGAATCTGTGGCTCGTATGATTTTTTCAGTGCTTCAGTAAGCTCTGCTTTAACTTTCTCGATTTCACCTGCATCCACAAGTTTCTTAGCATCAAGATTAGCCATAGTTTCTAGAGCAGCTTTAGCCTTTTCAGGGTCCAAGCCCTCAAAGACTTTTAATGATTTCTCAGCGGCCTCTTTTGCTTCACGATGTGTTTTAGCTTCCGCATTCAGTGAACTGATCTTGCCTACCGCTTGAGCAGCATCAAAACCAACTTCCTTACCATCATCATGCACATAGATAGGCAAGCCACCTGCATCTAGTTCCGCATATTTCTTACCGTTTACTTCTGTCGTTTTAAGTTTCATTGGTTATCCAACCTTTTCTAAATTAATGAGTTTCCACTCGTTCGCTGTAGGCATCCGCTTTCAGCAGACAATAAAAAAGCAGCCGAAGCTGCTAAGGTTTGAATTAAGTTGTTTTACATATTTCTATAAATAACTGGCTTTAATGCTTGAGATGCAATCCAAATATCGTTACGACATACAGGGCAATTCAACACATAGATAGTTTCGTTTCTATCGCTCATGACTCGCAACTCATTCTTTTGAAATTCGATAACTGAATAACACTTGCCACATGAGTCTCTATAGGTCTGCAACTCGGGCGGCACACCTCGACTAATTACTTTCATAATCCCAACCTCTTAAACATTTCTTCATCAAGCTTTTTGAGTTCAGCAAGTGTGAATGGCTGACCTGTTAATGGATCTACAAACTTATCGAGTGAGTATTTACCCTCTTTAAATAGTTTGTATCGGGATGGACCTAGCCACTGTTTTTGAAAGGCTTCAGATTGCCCATCAAACCAGTTTTTAAAAGATGTATTGGAATCAACAGTGTTAATTTCACCTGCCTCTCCCACTTTAGAATTGAAGGGTCGTTTGCCTATGGTTGTACCTTCTTTATTCGTAACTGGAAGAATAATGCTGCGGCAATTAGGATGAAGAGGTGGTGTTGGATGTGGTTCATCTGCTTTATAAACAGCACCATCTAAACTTGCACATTGCTTGCTTGTTCGACTATCCAGAGTAGCCACAAACTTTACATAAGAAACGTCCAATACCTTGTAAGTATCAAGCATTGCCTGATTAGAAACATGGCTTCTCGCAGTTCTAACCATAGTAGAGATACTAGATCTAGATTGCTCCAATATTCCGTCTTGATAATTGAGAGCCTTCTTGCCTTTAATTCGCTGAATGATTTGTTGGTTCGTTTGACTTTGAGAGAGCCCATCACGGATAACTTGCTCAACCCTCGTTTTGGCATCATCAGCAATCTTATTGAAGAGATAATCTAGCAATACCCCGCCAGACATAGGCTGCTTTTTGATCTTGCTGTACAAGGTCTTAGCACTCGGTTCCTTGATTTTCTCCCCAAGAATTCGAGCTTGATACATTGCCTCATTCACAGCTAAAGCAGCCGCTGAAACTGTGAACGCCTCTGGAATCGTTGTAAGTAAAGATGATTGCCATGTTTGCATTGTCGCCCGGATCTCTTTAAGGGCTGGTGTTGTGTACTGCCCTGCCATTAATGCCGACTTTTCAGCTTCAGACAATTCATCTAGCAAATCTCTTAATTGGCTTAACATCTCATTTGATAAAGAGTCAAATTGGATTAAAAGTGAATTAATTTCGCTAGATGAAAGTCTGTAAAGATAGGCTTGATGCTGAACCAGATGATTAAACAGATCCTGCTGGGTTATTTGGTCCATTATTTACACCATTCATATTGTAAGCTGGCATTGGGCTATTCATCTGCTCTTCTTCAAGCATTTCTTGAATCTCTTCATATGAATAATCAGGGAACTCACCCGTTTGCTGATATTCATGCCAAACTTTAAATGGATACTTACCAGCAACACATGCCTCATAAAGCTGCTTAGAGCGCTCGTTGTCAAACTGAGGCTTACTAAATTCTTTCGAGATTTCAAATACCAACTCTTCTGGAAGAATTGAATCCACATTAGGCATAGCAAATTTTGCACACCAACGTAGAGCTTGAGTTATTGCTGCACTGATATTTACAGTACAAAGAGACAGTACAGAATGCTGTACGGCATCGTCATTGTTTGCTTCAGTAGCAGTCTTATTTGCTGAGCCTGCTTGCACCAGACGAGCACCTAATTCTTTCATCTGCTCCCATTTCTTTTCCATGGCGGTTTGAGAAAGTGTGTTAGGGTTAGCTTGTGCAAACCCTAATTTCACAGGAAATGCGTTCTTACACCCGATATACAAACTATCTTTTTTAATGAGTTCGTACATGGTTGTATCAACATTTTCCATGAAGAACTGAGGCTGACCAACAAAGTAAACCGACTCTTGGAAATCAGCGCTATCAATATAATGAGCCAAATTCAAATCAGCCAATTCAAGTAATGGTGCGCTTTCTATTGTTGGCGTATTGTCAATAGCACCAACAAAAGTGAATGGAATGTAATCCCATTGCTTGCCGTTGTAATCCGTTGGAATTGTCTTTGGCTCTTCAGTTAGAGCGCCATCAGAGTTTTGCTTGTACACTTGGATAGTAAAGACAAATCGGCCTTCTATTTCCTCTAAGCGCAGAACTCGAAACTGATCTTTTTTCTCGAACTTGAAACCACCTTGAGTTCTGCTAGAAACTTCCTCATGAATTACAACAAGTGAGAGTTTCTGCTGATTACCAATAATAATCGTATCCCAATTGATTACTGACTTAGCTGGAAGAACATGAATCATTGGGAAAGCTTGTTTACTATAGTCCTCTGCTCTAACTTTTGATGGGGGCACATTTGGGTAATCCACATATAAAGCGCAGCGATATGTCTTTAATACATGGCGCAATGCAGCTTGACCGAGCTGATAGATTCCCACCCCCTGCCCATTCGCATTACGTTCCAGATATTCAAGGTCATCTGGTCTCTGAAAATTGGGCAACCGTGAAAAAGCACCACCAATAAGACTCCCCAATGTCTTACCAGTGACCCCATAAAACACTGCATGTTCCAAATATGAATCATATGCAGCCATGGCCTCTGGGGAATTGTCTTGCTTATTGTGTCTCGGCAAGTACTTTTCTTTAGCAGCCTTAACTTTATGCTGACCCTCACAAACGTCTTCTACTTTGCTCCATAGATCAACGTTCTTTAAGTAATCAGGATGCTTAGTAGTAACGTCTGTCATCTTGCAAATCCTAGTTTTAAACTTGTAACTGGTCTGATAATTGGGAACCGCTTAGCCAAAGGATATCCGCCAGCATCCCCCACATGGTCCAAGCCTGATTTCTTATCTGGCATTCCAAAATCGTCATAAACTTGCTGCTCAAAAGTTTCTGTGAGTCTTGGACATTTATTTGTATTGACTAAGAGTGTTCGCTCACCATTGCCATTTAAGATCAAAGCATTTACTGCATTAATTCGGTCTTTAATGTTCGGGTTCGTAGAATTTACCTCTACTCTCAAACCTTTTTGTCGAAGGATCGCATGATCTGACTCACTACTCTTTTTTGATGAAGTGGCTTGACCTGCCGCATCTGGGATAATTGTCATCTCATGATTAGGAAATCTTTCAATCAAAAGGTCAGCCATAGTTGGCGTATCACGAACGCCTACCAGCTCATCTAAAGCTCTTGGCTTGCCATCTCGAATGACATAAACCACAGCAGCCATTTTAAGTACGTTAAAGTCCATTCCAATGAGTAAAGGCTCACCTTGCTTAATTTCCTCATCCGTATGATTTAAAACCCGGTCAAAGTCTGGATAAACCGCTCCACTAGTTAAGTTGACGAACTGCCCTTTCAAATAGGCTGATATCAATTGAGGTGGGTAGGATTCATACAGTGATGAAATATAATCGTCTGGCAGATTGGCTTCGTTATCATAAGTCGATGCCTGAATCATGCCGTAAAGTGCCCGTTTCTCAGGGGATGAATTAGCTTCTTTTACAAATTGCTCATAAGTGAATTTAAAGCCTTCTGGTGTTGTTGCCACATCAATACCATTGAGCAAACCAGCTTGTTTAAAGCGCATACGAGCAATGATTTTACGCCAAGCTTGTTGTGCTTTAGTCATCGCCATGACATCTAGCTCATCAATCAAGGCATGTCCGATTTTAAAACCTACAATCGTTGCCGGTTTCTCCATAGACCGGCAAATGATTGTCGTTCGATATTGCCGACCATAATAGATATCCACCTCTTTATTGGTTTCATAAACCTTAGTTTTAAGCCCCCAATCGAAAGCAACCTCTTCAATAGTTGGAAAGAAAATGTCGCGAATCTGCGGGTAAGTTGGAGCAAAATAACCCAAAGGTACTTTAGGGAATTCCCAAGCTTTGTTGCATAAACTGGAGCATCCAACCCAAGTCTTTCCCGATCCAAAGCCAGCGACAAATGCGCGGAACTTCTTTTCCATCTGCAAAAAATTAGCCTGAGGTACATTCAGTGTCGGATTGATGTTCGGCATCTTTTTTACTCGCATCCACAACTTGAATAGTTACCTTGACTGGTGTTGGATCATCACCAGCACCATCCTCGCCATCTCTCAACCGCTGAATTTCTAATTTCTTCAATTCAAGATCTAGTAGCTGTAAATCATGACCATGCATTTCATCTCTTATCTGTTTGATGATGCCTTGCTTCATGATTTTGTTCTTACCCCAATCTTCATACATTTTCTGAAGCTCATTAAGACGAACAGCTTTATTGGCTAAAGGAATGTCGTAGATATTGCTTTTAAATTCTTCTCTTGTTTTATAAAAAAGCTCTTTAAGCTTCTTTGCCATTTTCTCGCCTGTCACTTTCGTCGGGTCATACCCAGCGCACTGCATGCGATCAATTTCAATGTTAAATCTATTCTTTACAGCGTCTGCTACTTGCTGGGGTGATTCAAAGCATGCAAGAGACTGAACTATAAAGATTTTCATAGGATCAGTTAGTTTTGCCATAACCCCCTCGTCGTATAGATATGTAAAGAATCTCCTAAGCTAGTTTCAACAAACATGTACCACATGCATGAGCTATGTTGGCTCTAGATATAGTTGGACCTTCATTCGCAAGATTAACCATTTTTTGGACTTCTTCAGATGCGCCATAACGTTGAACAACACCATGGAACTCTTCGACATCATGTCCACGTAAATACAATCTAGGCTCACCTACAGATGTATATTCAAACTCGCCAGAATCTTTATTTTTCTTATGTCCTATGTGATAAAGCTCGTGCTCAACCAAGGCACAAAAGTCAGTATCACTCATTACCTGACAAATACGGGCATCTAATGTAATTATGTATTTAGGAATATCACCAAACCAATTAATTAATTGCAGTTCCTGGCGCTGTTTACGCCATCCTCCTACATTGATCATCACTTTCTCGGTTTGACCATATACCCGTTTATCTTTCGCCTCACATTTAGCATAGGCCCATAAGAATGAAATCTCTGGAGGCTGAAAGCTTAGAAGGTGTTCATGATCTGGATTGTGAAGTTTGCCCCAGTCACAAAGAAAGGTTTCTTCTATCCAAGGCCATAGATCATTATTTGCAGGTTCAAAATGTAATAGACCACCACTATCGATTAGGTCTTCATCATCTGCATAAGGACTATCTTGTTCAGGCGGATAAGGTCTTTTCATAAATCTCACCCATTAAAAAACCGCCACTTGGGCGGTCATAACTACTTCACAATTTCTAACTTTTCCAAGAACTGATCTAACTCTTCCTCAGAGTTAAATTCCAAATCAAGGTTTTCTTTGTTAGTAAATGATAAAACTAATTTATAAAAATCTCTTTGCGCATATTTATTATTTGTTGATGTAGCCTTTTTCACTTTTACCACATGGTTTAAGTTAATGTATTCGGATTTATGCTGCACAAACATTGCTTTTCCTTCTTGTAATGATTAAAGAAAAAACAATATATCTTAGCTGCTTAACTATTCCAACACATACTTAAGATCATCAGGCGTTTCCAAATAACACCCGTTTTTATTACAGAAGGCATGAATGTCGTTTAGGTATTCAGTGAATTGAGCTGTACTTGCATCTGTCGTGCTCATTAACTCACAAAGGCCATTTGCCACATCTTGGTAGAGTGGATGTTTAGAATCCTTCAACTCTCTAACAGCCTTGAATGTTTTCTTGTATTGGCCAACGTCATCACGGTCATAGATTTTTGCTAAGAAGTTCTTCTTGAAGAACAGATGCTCATAGTCTTTATCCGTTCCCTGCTTCTTACTCCAAGTATGAAGCCACATCCAGTACAAACGGTTTTGAGCCTTTGAACGATCTTTCTCTTGTGGTGCAATCAATACGACTAACGGCTTCCCTTCACTCGCTGCCTTTGCATGATTGGTATTGAGATACCCAATTACATGGTTGATGTCAGAATGGTTTTTGATGACGAATCTAGGTTCCATTTTGACCTCGCAATAAAAAAGACGCTGTTAAGCGCCTTTTTGAATTCTATATATGACCAGCAAGTCTTAATTAAAATTTAGCTAGAGTTTTCATGGCCGTATCCTCAAGGTTTATTTATAGTTTATTAAAGTAACTAGATATACATCAGAAACTTTAATTTACCTGAGAATTGATCAATGTTCAAGCAATAAAAACCACCCTTAAGGTAGTTCTGGTTATTCTCCAGTTAGTGCTTTCTGGAATGCTTTATTGATCTTCTCTTTAACTTCTTGATCGAGATTTGCTTCATATATCAAAATCATTCGTGCATGATTAAATTCATATGAAGTTCTGTCATAGTCAGTACTACTTAAATAGTGGTCCAGCTGATCACTTTTACTAACGCCAGAGAATCCAAAGCCATTTTCATTAACAGTAGCTTTAACGTAGTCACTTATTTTCATTTTTAATGCCAAATTATCAAGAACATTCAATATATCAAAAAACATCCTGCTCTTTAAGCTCACTAATAAGAGCCGCCTTACCTAACATGCGCTCTCTAGATAGCGTTTCTTTCTTGGTTTGGCGACCCATTCCACGTCCGCCACCTTTATTCCCAACTCTTTTAGACCAATACTCATAGTCACAATTTTGAGGCTTACTGCCTTTTCGAGTCCTACTCATCAAAAAACATCCCCATCTTTAATATTAAGCATCCGCTCTGTTTTTTCTAACATTGCATCAAACCAGATAACTGCTTGCTCTCTTGTCATTGTTAAGAGTTGGTCATATTCAATATGGTGTTGCCTACAAAGTGGGATTGTCTTTGAGTCACAAGCCTTTAATCCCATGCCTTTATTATGAGCGCCTTGATTACTATGAGCCGCATCTACTGGTGTTCTACCACACATAACACAGGGTAATTTTCTTATTGCAGCAAGTCGCTTAGCATCACGCATGAAGGTTACTTCTAATATTCTTCACTTGGTCTTTGTGTCGCTTAATCTTCGCGTCAATATCAAGCATTTCTTTTGCAGTCATCAAACTACGTGAAAGGTTTTGAAGCTTTTCTATTTCATTGCACAAAGCATTTAAATTCTTCTTCGCTTCGATTGTGTCCATGTTCACCCCAAGAAATGCCAGAATATCCAAATTATTGCAGCGCAGAATGCGAGCCAGATGCCGACCTTAAAACCCTTAATGAACTGAGGCTCTTCAAAACCTTCCATGAATTCTTCATGCAGTTCATTGTGAGCAGTGTTCCACTCATAAATGTCTTGCTTCTCTTTGGGAGTCATATAGATCTGAGCTTGCTTTTTTGTATGTGCCTTTGCAATCAAACGCTTTGCTTTCTTTTGTTTTCGATTCATAAACAGACAATCCTTATGCAGGCTACTCTAAAAATTCCTTCAATATTTCAAATAATTCTTTTGCAGCATCTTTGCTAATCACAATGTCTGAATCTTTTTGGTAAATCGTTACTGTGCTTTCATCCACTTCAACTTCTAAGTTGAAATACTTCTCTTGTTTAATGTCGATGCTCATTTTGGATGTCCTATAAAAAAGAAAACCCCGCACTTGGCGGGGCATTTAATTAAACTTTTAGAACTTCAATCTTTTTTACACCAGGTATTAGTGTTGGCCCAGATATGCCTATAATTTTGAATCGCTCAGTAAACCCATCTGAATAAGTTCTAATGAGCATGTTGCCAATATGTATGCCTTCTAGATCACCTTGAGTGTAGACTGCCTCATTTGAATCGATTCTACACTTCTCTAATTGAGACTTATCACCATTAGAGTCAATCACGTCTAAAGTTTCAATATAGCCAAACACAAGCATTTTCTCTCAAAGATTAAGACATGCTCAGTAGACTACAAAACATACATAATTGCAAATAAGTATTTGAATTCTCAATAGTTAATTATATTACCTTAATCTTTCCACAATTTCTGCATTCTTTCTGATTGAACATGTCTGATTCATATTCCCAAACATGTATGCAAAAGACCTGCTTAATAATTCGGAGCATGTGAACCTCACGAGAGGCGATGACCAGCCTCTTTTTCTTCTTCTGTTGCAAGTCGAATTGAATAGGTTTCAACAACAGTCCACATCCCACCCATCTCAACAATAGACCCTTCTTCACCTTTAGGGCCAATCTGCTTATAAACCATCAACTCATCAGACGAGTTTTCATAGTATTGCTGTGTATTATCAAAAACTACAATATCGCCTTCATTAAACTGGCTCATGTAAAGCTCCTAAGTTAAAGGTTTAGAAAAGCAAAAAGCCCACGATTAAGTGAGCTTTGATGTGTTGGTCTTCGGAAATCCGTAATACGACCAGTATAGAAAAACTATACTCTTGTTTCCGCAATAATGGAATACCTACGCTTTCATATCTTTGTAAGTATTTCTTTTGTAGGCTTCAACTGCTTTGCCAGCTTCGTCAATTGCTGACTCAATTGCCATAGTCATTAGGTTTTCGTATGGCTTCCATGTCTTGCGGTAGCACTCAGTGCTCATCTGATGACTCTTAAGCCCTGCATATGCCAAGCGCCCTTTTGCTGTGTAATGTTCTTCTAACTCTGGATTTAATGCGAAGTCCAATACCATGCGAGCTATCAACCATGCCAAGTGATATATAGCGACATGTTCAGGCTCTCGCTTCTTATCTACAGCGGCATTTTGAATCATGATCTTAGCCAGATGATTACGAACATACTCATAATCACTTTCTGACTTACCTTCAAAAATAATCAGCGCGGTGACTGACTTTGCTAACTGGGTATCCATTGAAGCAATAGCACCCAAGCGGTCTTGATAGTTCAATGGTTTCTCTCCTGTTCCGCGGACCACTGGCTCAATACTTGGTGAACTCGCAGTTAAACCATGAGTCAACCATTCAAAACGTTCAAACTTCTCAACTGCTACTGCATTCATACCGTCACCCTTAATCGTCTAGTTCTGCTTTGTTTATAAGTATTGAGTACATTTCTTTTGAATAATTTGATATTGGGAACTTCTTGCCGATCAGTTCCGCAAATTCATCATCAAGCTTGCGCACCAGATCCATATATTGAATCTGCTTTTCATTAGTCTCACCTGTAGGCCATTCAGGTGTCTTAGCTTGGTACTCCTCTGCCCATGCTTTGACTTGTTCAGCTTTATCTTCATATCGAGTGCGAAAGAAAGCATGAAAACCTTCTTCGTGTTGTTCATATGTCCCAACTTCGTAAAAGACCATCACGCCACCTCAAATCATCAAATACTTTTTAATTTCATCTATGGCTTCATCTGCACCGAAGCAGACTTTGCACATGTAACCTTGTTCTTCTAAGCGTTGAATCATTAGCCTTTGACTTGGTTGTAATTTCCCTTTCTTTGACTTCAATTCAATCCAAAGCCCGTGTATCTCACCATTTGGAACAATTAGCTGAAGGTCTGGAACACCAGCCTTCACGCCCAACTTCTTAAACTTTGCAGCTTCAATGATGTTTCTTGAGCCACCATTAGGAATATGGAATAAGTAATCACTCAAACGTCCTGAACCATACTTCACTCGATGCGCCCAACTCATGAGCGTCATTTGTTCTTGATCTTCTGTAGGCACTCTATTAAATCGCTTAGAACGAGCTGCCTTTTGTGACTGGACCCTTTGAGCCTCTTTGAATGTGGTCATTGGTCACCTGCCTCAAGAACGTCAGTTCTTTCACGCGCTAGATATAGGTCAACTTCTTCAAGCAAGGTTTCATAGCGTCTTTTCGCTTCACTACCCAATCCAGAAGCCTCCTTCTGAATTTCCCACGCTTTGTCGTAGTCCTTTTTTGTATGCACTGGCTCATCAGGGTCATGTACAAAACAATCCCGAAACTCTTCAAAGCGATTGATAGATTCTCTATGGATTTGAATCCAATGAATAAACATCATTCCGATTTTGGCTAATTCTTCGTTATTCACTGTCCCTCCCCCTTGAGCGCTTGCTCTAACTGCGCAGCAATGTTTAATCCTGCGTTTCTTCCCGACTCTGTATAGTATTCGCCATGTCTTGCTCTTCTAGCGATACCAGCAATCTCTCTAAGCTTTAGTTCTAAAGCACCCACCCTCTTTTGCATCTTCAACATGTTTATGCCTTGTTGGGTGTATAGGGTTTGCAGCTCCTCCACTTTCGCTTGCTGTTCGTCCATCTCTGCCTGACGCTTTACCCAAGCCCAATAAGCACCGTTAATGGTCGCTAGGTTTGTCGGGAGAATATCCCCTTCATAGCTACTTGTTTTTTCACAAAAGGTAAGCTCGGACAGGAGATCTTGGCATTTGAGCTTTTTCTCAAACTCTTCTCTACACTTATCCATCTCAAACATCCTTAAACAATGCACAACCAATGATTAGGCTTTTAACAACTGACGTTTCTTGGTTGCACTGCCGTTGGTTGTATGTTGACTGTCCAACTATCAAAATTATTAGAGCGATAGCCACAAGAATGATGAACCACGGGAATTTGTCATAATTTTTCATTGATTTTTCACCTCGCAGTTAGGCGAAATGTGGTTTTCTATGGGGAAGTCGTCGCCCATATCGTTTAGCAGTTCCATTGCTTTGACTTCTTCTGCTTCGCTGCGTCCGTACCAGTATTTTTCGAACTCTTGGCTACCTTCTCTAAATCCCGCTTTGATTTCATTTGACTTGGCAGGTCGAATTGATTTGTAACTTACTCGTCTAGTCTTGCCTTTATCATTGAGCACATATTCATCATTAAAAATTCCAGCAATCGTTTGCCCTATAACTTCGTACACTCCACCAAAGAACTCTGGCAGTGAATGACCGCCTAAAAAGCAAACCTTATCTCCGACTTTAAACTCACTCATCCCCGCCTCCGTATATTGATTCGTGGTCTTTACTCATAACCACCTCTCAATCCGTAATATCAATTGTGTAAGACATAAGAGCTTCATAAACACGCGGATCTATTCGCTCTTTCCATTCGTTTGCAACGACCTTAATGTGTGCTTCTTTTGCTGCTTTATATGCATAGAAGGCATCTGTAGGATTATTGAAGCTTCCGATGTGTTTGTTCCTGTTTCCTTCCTTCACACTAACCTGAAACTTGTTATCTCTTTTATGAAAGCACACCCCAATTGGGTATATCCCTCTTTTAGCCTTGCTGTTCGTAATTAATACGTTGATAGCTTTTGGTACAAAGCAGCATCGTTCCAATGAGTAGTGTTTGTTGCCTTTGCAGATAATGTCTTTATCAAAGTTCCATCCTTCAGTAATGGCTTCCGAATAACCTTTAAGACTAGAAACATCGTTAATAAATGAGGTGAAACTCAACCAATTGGGATCAACAGTTGAATCTCTATAACTTGGGTTACGTTCCTGATATTTTTTGCAGTGAGTTCTCTCAAGCATTCTGTGCCACAAGCGATATTCTGGAATGTGCCCACCTGTTTCAGCAGCATAGGTAGTCCCAACCCAATCATTTACACCTACGCCATACACAAGCTTTGAGGACTCACGAATAAACTGTTCTGGTTTCATACCGCCTCCTTGTAACGTTTGGTAATGGCTTCCTGCTTAAGCTGGTCTAGCATTTTCAGCTTTCTTAATTTCTCATAGAGGTTCGCTGCTGCTCTTGTTTCTTCATTACGAGTACCGAGGTTGTACGCTCTACGCAGCTTCATCATTGAGGTGTAATCTACAAATTCGATCATGCTTTCAGCTCCCCTTTAACATTCAGGATGTCTTTTGCGTATTGAGTTGCCTTGTAATGATTTTTCCCAACACGTTCGAAATATTTCCATTCAACAAATTTTTGAAGATTGCTGTAGATGGTTCCTCGATTGAAATCAAACACTGATTCCTTCACGTCTTTGACACTGAAAGGCGCTGATGCATGACAGCCAAACACGAGTAAGCTAAGCTGGTCATCAAAGTTTAATTTCTTTGTTCTATTTAAAGTTTTCATGCTGCACCTCTCTCTTCCACTGGGAATGACATGCCCACAAAGCGACAAATATCTAAACGGTCCTGAACATTTACAGATCCGCGCTTCCCATGACGGTTTTTAGCAATTATTAATTCAGTTACGCCTGTAGGTGCATTTGTCTCTTTTTCGAGAATTGGATGAACCATAATGATCTGGTCAGCGTCTTGCTCGATTTGACCTGAGTCTTTGAGGTCACTTGCAACAGGCTTGTGTCCTTCTGCAGCTCGGTTAAGTTGAGCTAATGCAATTACTGGACAATCGAACTCTTTAGCCATAGCTTTTAAATCACGGCTAATTGATGCAACTTCTTGAACACGATCTTTTTTAGATGGGTCACGGATTAAACCCAAGTAGTCCACAATGATGCAGCCTAGAGCCTTATATTTGCGTTTTGCTTTACGCGCATAGCTTTGGATTTCAGAAATGGTTGGCTTCTGCTTCTCTTCAATAAAGATTGGAAGGTTGCGGAACTGAGCTATCGTGCCAGTAAGCTTTTCAAACATCCCGTCATAAATTTCCCCGTTGTGAAGATTGTTATATGGGATATGCCCTAATGCTGAGATCATGCGGTTGGTTAGGGTTGGTGTGTCCATCTCAGCAGAGATAAATAAAACAGGCATGTTGTAGCGCTTAGCAGTTTGCATTGCACACATCTGCGCGAGTGTTGACTTGCCACTACCCGGACGACCACCAATAACACAAAAATGTCCTTTCTCGATTGTGCCAAGAAGGTTATCTAAGTGAGGAATATTAAATTGAACTCCAATAAACCCTTTTTCTTCCTTCTGGGCGATTTTCTTCTCGAAACGTTCTAAAGTTTTTTCTAAGGCTTGATTGAAATCAAAACCAGTTTGCTTCTGTTCGATAGTGCTACTTGATGTGCTGAATAGGTTCTCAGCTTCAAGGTAAATATCACTTACTGTTAAGTCTTTTGCCCGTCCAGCAATGGCAAGTCCAATGCCTTCAACTTCACGGTGATTTTTTAACTTTGTTAATTCAGCAACAAAGTATTCAAGGTGATGCACACTACCTATAGCGCTGTTTAGTTGAATTAAATATTCTTCACCGCCGATATCGTTTAGCAGATTTCTTTCTTGAAGATGCTTGCCAACGAATACAGCGTCATATGGCATATCAGCATTTGATAACTCAACAATGGCGCGATAAATGATTTTGTGTCGTCCAGCGAAGAAATGTTCCTCAGTCAAATCGTTTGCAACTACTTCAAGTGAGTTGCTTGTTGTCATGAGTGCAACAAGAACACTCTGCTCAATAGAAATATTTTGGATATCAGAACTCATTACCAATCTCCATAATTAAGATCAGCATTTTTCATATCTGCTGGTGTTTGTTGTTGTGCAGAACCATTCAAAGTTTCAAATGCTGGCTTCCAGTTGTAACGACTAGCAAACCCAATCCACGATTCACTCAAAACAATACGAGCTGCATCATTAGTTGAAATCCCTGCATTGCAGCTTTCGTGGTAATGCTTGATCACAGCATCAAGAGTTAATGGTTTTTTAAGGGTCTTACGGTATTCATTGAATCGTTTAGCAACCTCAAGATCTAAACCGATAGCGACAAGAGCTTCACATGGTTTCTTCCCTTTCAAGATTTTTTCAAGCTCAGCCGTGCTTAACTTACTATCTGTAGTAATCTCTGTAGTATTCTCTGTATATGTGTCACCCTCCAGGTGGGGAGGGTCTTCCCTGTAGGGTGGGAGGTCATGACTTTCAAGTGAGGAGGGTCCTACCGTAGAAGTTAGGAGGGTGGTCACTTCAAAGAGAACATGGGTAACTAATTCAATGAACAAAACATTGCTAAGTTTTTGACCATTTACATCTACAGAGCGGAAATGACGCTTGATCACGCCGAACTTTTCAAGACGATCTAATGCTTCTTTAACTTGCTTCCTTGAGAACCCAAATTGATCTGCTAGACTCTGATATGAGCGTTGCAATAAATCAGCTTTGAATTTTTTCTTTACCGAAACGATATGCCCAGAATCTTCATCACGGACAATAGTCGGACGATGCCAATAAACAATTTCTGAAAGCAAAATGACCGCATTTGTATCGGGCTTTCCATTTTCCAATTTGAAAGTATTAAACCAATTAGCAGGAATGACATTGCCTTCAATATTGAGGCTGGCAATTTTGTCTACAACCGGATGACCTGTGGTGTATAAGCTCATACAACACCACCTTGCTTAAATTCCTTATACAGCTCATCAATTTCTTCAATGAAGAAACTATCTAAATCAGAGTCATATAAGCGTTTTAAAGCTCCATATCGATTTACAAACTCAGGGTACTTAGATTCGTACCACTGAATAAATTTAAAAGTGGTTTTACTCATCTAGTTCCCCTTCTCTACTGTTTCTGCTAATATTGAATAGTTCATTTGGTCCTTCTCCGATTGAACACTTAGCCTGATCTCATCCATCAGGCTTTTTTATTTGAATAAAATTCGCATGTACTCTGGTGAAGTAAACGCTTGTGCCAACATCACACGTGTTGCTTCAGCAATTTGAGGTGAGCAATACACATCACTTTCCGGAACAACCTTCAAACCAATGGCTGTCAACAAAAAGCTAATAAACTCAATCTCAGTCCATCCATTTGATTTCTTTTCTGTTTTCATCCGTGAAAGGATGCTTGCATCGACATTTATCATTTCTGCCACGTGTCTTTGGTTGCTTGCATTCAGTGCTTGCAATATGAGCGATTCGTTATTGCTAGCGCTTGCAGGCAATTCATTTGATACTTTGCTCATGGTTTAGTTCCTAAGCGGTTAATTGTTTTGAACAATATTTCTTCCATAAGTTTTCTAGTTTTTTTCCTAGATCATATGAAAGGCGTTTCCCACATAACCCGCGCTCTAAATCACTAACGTAGTTCTGTGAGCAACCGATTTCTGTGGCTATGAATGTCTGAGTAAGACCCTTTTCCCTTAACTCAGAGATCATCTTCTGCCATTGATTCATGGGAAGTCTCCGATAATTTTTATTAAATATATAGGTTTTCCGATATTTATACAATAGCCAAACCGATTGAAATATGTATCAGAATTCCGATAGTAGTAACGATGGACAAATTTATGGCTACTTTGGGCGAAAACTTAAAAGCAATTCGCAAAGCTAAGAAAATGACTCAAAAAGAACTGGCTATGAAGTCAGGTGTCAAACAGTCTGTAATTTCTGACCTTGAGACAGGTAATGCGAAATCGACAGGCTCTATACTTGAGCTGGCTACCGCACTTGGTGTTACCGCAGAAGAGCTAAAAAAAGGAATTGTCAGTAAGTTTGACAATAATGTTGAGCCTATAACTAAAAAACTAATTCCCGTTCTTTCTTGGGTGCAGGCAGGGACAATGACATCAGTAGAAGCTATCGATCCTAATAAAATAAATGAATGGTTGCCACCACTTAGTGCAGATGATCCAGATGGTTGTTTTTATTTGAGAGTAGTTGGAGTAAGTAATTCCCCTAGATATGAAGAGGGAGACTACATTTTAGTTAATCCAAACTATCAAGTTTGCGATCTAATCGCTGATGACCTCATCGTTGTTAGAAATAATTCAGACGCAACCTTTAAGAAGCTTGTAATTGAAAGCGACCAGCGCAAATACTTGCAAGCATTAAATCCCAACTTCCATCCTAATATTATTGAATTTGAAGATGGTATGGAGCTCGTAGGCTTAGTTATTGATGCATTTAGACCATTAGGCGGATCACGTCCAAAGCGTGTTAGAAAAAGTTAAATTAAGGTTTTAGGTGATATATGGACAATTCAAAACTACCAATCAATCAGATTATTGCTCGCATCAATGATGCTGCGAAACATGGTGAAGCTTTGGTGCTAACAGCCGAAGAAGTAAAGATTCTTTCTAAAGATATTGGCGACAAAGTCTTTATTCCTGTGCTTACTAATGAGCAGGTCGTGCAGTTGGTAAAAGAAGGAAAGCTAGGCCAGAAAATTAATAACACCAAAGATTAATAAGCTGTGAACCCGACACAGTACTTTATAGCGGTTCGGGCAAAGTGGTGCGACAACCAATGTCAAACTCATGATGAAACTAAAAATACAGACTGTTAGACTATGACAATAACCAATACAGACCTGATTGATGATGATGCTATGAGTGAGAAATTCCATGTAGTTTATGATGGCAAAGCATTAGAAGAACACCTAATGGATGTTCGAGATCTTGCGCCTGCTATGATGGCTATAAGTGACCTCTTGACTCATGCCAATAAAGAGATCAATGGGGATAAGCTTGAAATTCAATTAAATGTCAAAGCAAACTTTAAAACAGGTTGTTTTGGAATAGAATTTGTTGAGCACCTATCTTGGGTGAATCAAATCAAAGATCTATTAGTTGGCCCTACTGCAACGGCCTTAGCAAACGCAAGTGGGATCTTGGGATTGGTTGGTTTTTTTGGGGGTGCTACTGTTGGTGTAATTCAAATCTATAAAAAACTGAAAGGCAACCCTCCTGTTAAGATAGAGGAAACTGTTGATCATGCAAAAGTCTTTTACACTGAAACTGAATATTTAGAAGTTGATAAAAGAGCGTTACGTCTTTACCGAAGCAAGGTGATTGCATCCGATATTGAAAAAATGCTAGAACCATTAAGCAAAGATGGGATTGACTCATTTTATGTTGTAAAAGAAATGCTTGATGAAAATGTTGAGCTATTTATTGACAAAAAAGAAGTTGAGTATTTTAAATTTCAGGACATTGATGATCATTTGAGCGAAAGCATCACAGAAACTTTTTTGCAAATTGAATCAATATCATTTAAGGAAAAAAACAAGTGGCGATTCAATAATGGCGGCTCAACAATTAATGCTTCTATTACTGATGAGGTGTTTCTGCAAAAGATTGATTCTGGATTGCTTCGTTTTGGTAAGGGCGACTTACTTAAGGTTAAGCTAAAGACCATCCAATTTTTAGCTCATACAAAACTTAAGACAGAGTTTGAGGTTATGGAAGTTATTGAGCATAAGACTACCAAACAAGAAGAATTTGATTTTTAAAATACAAAATTAGCAACGCTTAACCCACCCCGTGTGGGTTTTCTTTTGTCTATTAAAGCATAAAAAATCGGATTTTCTATAAAAATATCGGATTCCCTATTGACTAATAATATCGGAAATGCGATATTTATCTCACCAACCAATAAAAAAGTCCCGACTGTTTGGCGACACGGGACTTTTACTCAATGAGTGAGATAAGTATGAATCAAAGAATTGAAAAGTACAAGTTTAGCCAAGCCTTTCGGGATGGCTCGAAAGCTTTCGTAGCTTTCTGGGTTATCACCTTCATTGTATTTACCTTCTTGCGAGGCTGTGCCGACGAGCAATACGCCAACGAACTCAAAGCAAAACAGAACATGTATGTACGCGTTCAGGTTGAGGGGGTGAAGTGATGGATAACTACAAAATCAAAGTTTGTCGTAATCGAGGTGTAGTCAAAACAAGGTTTGTTGATGGCTTTGGTAAAAATTACATAGTTTCCAACTTGGGACAAGTGTTTTCAATTGCTCGTTCAGGCAACTGGAAACTTAAGCAATTAAAACCAAATGTTAATCACAAAGGATATAACCGAGTAACCCTCAAGAATGGCAATGAATGTAAAACACTAAGCTTACATAGAATTGTTGCTCAAGCATTCATTGACAATCATTTAGGTAAAACTCAGGTAAATCATATAAACGGAATTAAATCTGACAATGACGTAGCAAATCTCGAATGGTGTACACCAAAGGAAAACATTCATCACGCCTTAAAGACAGGTTTAACAAATGTTTCCTCTGGCGAGAAAAAGTCTCAATTAACTAATGAGGATGTCTTACAAATAGTTTCTAGATATCACAATGGGGAGATGTTGAGAGAGATTTCTAGGGACTACCCTGTTTCTGAACAAACACTAAGTTCAATTGTTAATGGTAAGAGCTGGTCAAGCGTCACTGGCATCCAACACTCATATATCGGCAAGGGAGTTAAAAGATGTCAAATGAATTAAAAGACCCAGCCTTGATTAGCGGTGCGGATGCTTTCACATATCTCATTGGCGGCAGCAATGATGTACAAACAAAATTAAATGACACAGAAAAGTGGCGTGATGTACCAACAGGTATGTCGTGGGCTGCATTTGCAAATCCAGATCGTAAATTCCGCCTCAAACCCCAAACCATCAAGCTTGAACTTGAGCTGCCGAAGCCTTTTGAGCCTAAAGTGGGAGATTTGTATTGGTGTATCGCTATGACAAATCTTCGAGGATATACGCAAAAGGTCTACAAAGATGATGGCGATGATGAGTGCTTAATTCATCTAGGAGCCTACCGCACCGAAGACGAGATCAAGCAAGTCGTAGAGCAACTCAGAAAGATACGAGGTGCCTCATGATCATAGCAATTTTAGATATCGTGCTGTTTAACCTCATCTTGGCGGTTCACTGGGGGATTATCTAATGAATATGTTAGCCAATATCTCGTTTGATGCTGCTGTATTCACAAGCCTTGAAGCAACTAACGTTGAAGTGATTAATGATGAGATTTACTTCTCTCTAATCTGTCCAGGTAAAGAACATATCTATGTTGTTGGCAAATGCAGCGGCATAGAGAAAGAAAGCTCTTTTGAGTGGGATGAAGGCAATCCTCAGTATGCCCAAGATGTAGTTTTCACAATGCTTCAAGTGACTGAGTTTAGTCGTCCGCACGTTGAGGAATACGAATTTGTAGACGCTATAGATGGTCAGCCATTTGCTCTAACTTCAACTCAGATTCAAGCAATCAATGACGAGTTAGAAGAACTGGCGAAAGAAGAAAAAATCAATGAGTTGAGAGGTGGGTGATGGATATAGAACTAGAAAGAAAAGCCTTTGAAGAGGCAATTGTTGAAACAGAAGCCTATGAAGTGATGTCTGAGTTTTGTCTAGGTCCTCTAGATAGAGATGAAAATGGCAAATATGAATTTAATCCTACAAATCTGGCATTTGAGTCGTGGCTTGAGCGTTCAAAAACTAATGTTTGGCATAGCGCCAAAGATCAAGAACCTCCATTAGACACAACGGTTTTAATTTGTTGGGAAGATGCGCCAGAGGTTGAACCTGAAATGGATTACATGACTTGTGATGAAGACCTTAATCACTATTGGGCTAACTTTGAAAAGGATGCTCCTAGTCATTGGATGCCACTACCAGAACCACCAAAGAATTAGGAGAAGATTATGAATGCGCCAGTTTTGGTACATAACATGTCGAATGCAGCGTATCACGCTCATTCGGCTGTTAGTAGCTCACAGCTTAAAACCATTCTGCGTTCTCCTGCCCACTTCTTTGCTGAGCATATGAGTGAAAAGGAACATAAGCAGACTCCTGCAATGGCACTTGGTACTGCGGTTCATGTTCTTTTTCTTGAACCAGAAGTTTTTAACGATGAAGTTGCAATCGAACCAATCGTTAATAAGCGAACCAATGTAGGTAAAGAAGCAATAGCAAAGTTCTTACAGGACAATGCAAACAAGGCAATCATTACCGAAGAACAATATCAAGCAGCCGCGAAAGCTGCGGAAGCAATGAAACGCCACCCTATGTACAACATGATTTTATCGGGTGGTATTCGTGAAGCTTCGATCTTTTTTGATGATGAAGAAACAGGCCTTGAATGTCGTATTCGCCCTGATTGGCATGTAGCACCTGAAACAAGTGAATATTTCCCTAACGGGTTAATTGTAGACATCAAAAAGACAACTGACGCGCGTGCAAATGCATTTTCAAGAAGTTGTCAAAACTACGATTACTCACTTTCAGCGGCTATGTATATCAATGGATACAAGGCTTATTACGGTGATGAATACAACCCTTCTTTCCTATTTTTTGCAGTAGAAGAAGACGATCCGCATGAGTCAATCATCTATTACGCATCAGATGAAATGCTGTTTATTGGTGAGCAGAAACGCCGATCTGCAATGCTAACTCTACTGCAATGCAAAGAGTCAAATGAGTGGCAAGGCTACACAAAACAGATTCAACCAATTGATTTGCCTTTATGGGCTAAGAAAGAATTTCTAGGAGAATAACAATGAATATGCTTGCAACATTAAATCAAGGCATTGTTCCTCAAGCTGAAACAGCAGCAAATGTACTTGCAGCACAAGCAAAGGCTCAAGTTGAAGCACGTTATATGATGGCTATGCATCGTCCTAGAAATTGGGATGCTGTGCGTCAAGACCTTTTAAAAGAATGCCGTCGCCCGTCATTTGCTGACAATACATCTACCTACTACAAAAAGCCCGTAGGTGGTCGATCTGTAACAGGTTTAGGAATACGTTTTGTTGAGGTCGCAATTCGCTGTATGACAAATATTCTTGTTGAAACAACAATGATATTTGAAGATGAACATAAGGAGATTCATCGCGTCTCAGTAACTGATCTTGAGTCAAATACAACATACCCACAAGACATAAAAATCAATAAAACAGTGGAACGCAAGGCAATTGCGGGTCGTGATGTTGTTAGTGAGCGCCTCAATAGTGAGGGTCAAAAAGTATATGAGGTTGTTGCCACTGAAGATGAAATGCTTAATAAGCGAAATGCGGCAATTTCAAAAGCTATTCGTAATGCTGGACTTCGTATTATTCCAGGTGATTTACAGGATGAAGCTGAGCATTTAATTCTACAAACACGTCAAAGCGGAATCAAAGAAGATCCTGAAAAATACCGAAAACAGATTGTTGACTCATTTAGCAATATTGGAGTTAAGGCGCAAAATCTTGTTGATTATATCGGATGCCCTCTTGATCAATGCTCCCCTGCTCAAATTGATGAATTGCGCGCTGTATTTGGTGCAATCAAAAACGGTGAAACCACATGGCAAACCGTTATGGCTGAGAAAAACGAACAAGAATTGTCAGAAGGAAAAAAGGCTCCTTCAAATGACATCAATGCAGTAAATCAAGCAATTCAGCAACAAGGGTAAGGTGGCAGCATGACAGATCAAGAATACAGAGGGAATATGAACTACCCTTTTCAAGATCATATCGTTTTGAATGTCGAAGAAAATGTTGTTCCTTTTCCAAGAACAAATCTGCGTAAGTGTCAGCATGCACAAGTAGAGATTGACACTAAAGCTTTAGAACTTACATGCATGAAGTGCGGAGCAAAAGTAAACCCTGTGATGTGGATCAAAGACACTATGAAATATTGGTCCCGACAACAAACAAAGATTACAGAGCAGAAAAAGCAGATTAGTGAAGACCTTGATGAGCTTAAGAAAAGAGCCAGAACCAAGTGTCAGCACTGCAACAAGATGACTGCTATTAACTTAAAGAATTTTAAATTTACAGTAATTGGGTGATGACATGACAGATTTGAATAAGGAAAGAAGTGAGTTTGAGGCTCAACACAGTGACAAGGTTTTCAAGATAGTCAAATTTGATGAGGCAACCAATGCATATTGCTTACATGCTCATTTGCCACTAACTGAAATTAACCTATCTGCCCTAGCCGAAATTAATTATGGATGGGATTTGTGGCAAAAAGCCAAAGCTCAGGCGGTGCCAGAGGGTTATGTTGTAGTGCCGAAAGATGTTGCAGAACGAACAATTGGTCATATTAGCATAGCAATCTGTCATCCAAACAATACTCGTGATGAAGAAAATATTATGAGTGAAGACCAAGTGGTTATCGAACGTGCTATTGATGCAAGCGAATCGGGAGCTGAGGGATGAATGCACAAATTTTAGATCCATGCTGCGGTTCAAAGATGATGTGGTTTGATCGAAACAACCCAAATGTAGTGTATGGAGATATTCGAAAAGAAGAACATACATTATGTGATGGTCGTTCTTTAGTGATTGAACCGGATGTAATGATGGACTTTCGTGACATGCCTTTTAAGGATGGCCAATTCACTTTAGTTGTGTTTGACCCTCCTCACCTAGTGAAAGCTGGTAAACAAAGCTGGTTAGCTGCCAAGTATGGAAAGTTGTCAGAAGATTGGCGCGAAGATATTCGCAAAGGTTTTGCAGAGTGCTTTCGAGTGTTGGCCAATGGTGGTGTTTTAATTTTCAAATGGAACGAAACACAGATCAAAGTTAGTCAAATTTTAGAGCTTACAGATCAAAAACCATTGTTTGGCCACATTAGCGGAAAACGTAGCAATACACATTGGATTACTTTTATGAAAGCGGAAAGTAAGGAGGGGTGAAATGACAGCGATTGCGAATATTGGTAGTAACTTTGTTGTAGCGTTACCACCATCAGAAATTTGGCTTAATGATTTACAAGCAGCAGAATATTTGGGCTATAAAGATGTTCACTTCAAGGCAGCAGTTTGCTGCCAACCGAACTTCCCTAAGCCGCGCTTTGTTATTAATTGTGGTCAAGGGAGACGTTGGAATTTGGCAGAGATATCAAACTGGCTAAAAGAACGGTCAGATGATGAACCTAAAAGAGGACGACCACGCAAACGAGGCTAATCTAGCCTCGTTGCAATTTCACTTGCAGTAGCATTGTAATAGACCATCAAGCTTCTTAAGTCTTTATGCCCAATCATACGGGCCAAGTCTAAAACTTCTAATTTCCTTGCAAGGCGTGTACAAGCTTCATGGCGTGTGTCATGAAAGTGCAAATCAGTGATTTGACATCTATCTCTTAATTTACGCCAAAGCGTATCAAAGCTTTGGGAATTACAAGTAAAGACCTGCTTTTTATCAAGACCTTTTAATAAAGTAAGCAACTCAACTGCACGCTTAGATAGTGGTACATTTCGTTTAGTACCATTCTTTGTTTCAGTTAAAACAAGGTATCTATCTTTTAAATAAACACGATCCCAAGTTAAACCAACAATCTCACCAGCACGCATTGCTGTTTCAATTGCAAAGAGAAAAGCAATAATAATTTGCTGAGTTGAATTCACAGGAACATTGTTATCCCAATTTGCTGCAAGACATAATCTATCGATTTCATCTTGAGCAATTCGCCTATCCCGGTGTTTAGAAGGTGGCGGCAAAGTCAAGTCGGCCATTGGAGACTCTTTAATCCACTTCCATTCTTTCCGGGCAACAGTAAATAAAGAAGCTAAAATATTTGCTTCACGTCTGACAGTAGCACCCTGCACCTCTTTTAACCGGGAGTCACGCCACTGGACTAAATCGTCAGTGGTAACTTTTGACAACTGTTTTTGACATAGCTTTTTATACTCACGCTTAAAGAAAGCCATTCGCTTGACTTCATTCTCATGAGTTTTCTTTTTAACACTCACTTCACTTAAGTAGCGTTCAATAGCTTCTAAAAAAGAGTGATCTGGTAATTTGCCATGCGATTGTTCGCGTAACTGAGTCTCGCGTTTAGATGCCCAAGCCCTAGCCTGAGCTTTTGTATCAAAGGTTGCACTTTCGCGAATTCCGTTTACACTTATCTCGGCTCGCCATGTATTGTTGCGTTGTCTAAATGAAGCCAT